ATGGTAACACGGCGGCATGATGACGTGTACGGCGAGATGCTGGCACGCACTCCGCTTGAACAATTGATACAGAAATAATTGGAGGATACCGAGATGGTGGACGAATCGAAAGCGCCTGAGACAGGCACAGAACAACAAGCAGAAACGCAAGTAATTGACAAAGCCGAGACGGTGGAGGAATTGAAAGCGCGACTGGAAGAGGCAGAACGCCGCGCGAAAAACAAGGCGGAGGAAGCCGAGCGTCATTTCAGGAAACTGACAAAGCTCGAACAGGAAGAGGCAAAGCGCAAAGAGGCCGAGATGACCGAAATTGAGCTTGCCAATAAACGGGCGCAGGAACTTGAAGCGAAAGTCAGGCAGCTTGAAATAAGCAGGCTGCAACATGACATTGCCGCGAAAGTGGGATTGCCCGCAATCTATGCTGACAGGTTGAAAGGCGAGACGCCGGAAGAACTGGAAGCTGATGCGAAGCTGCTACTGGACGCGCAACCGAAACAAAAAGCCGCACCCAACTCAGGTGCTACCAATCCGGGCGAGAAGGCGGGCGCCAACGAGACGTGGGCGCAACGCAAACAGCGATTGGAAGGCGCACCGCCCAATATTTGGGCTGGAGGCGGAGTGAATTGGATGGAAAAACCACCCGAAGGAAGGTAATAAATGGCAAACGAATCTACTTATGCTGGCATCGCCGGCTTAGTTGCAAATGTATATGATCTTGCGCTCATGGTTGCGCAAGAAGGGAACGCAATTGCTCCCTTTGTCACCAATTTCAGTTCGACTGGATCAGCACCGCGTGTGTTCGGAACATACAGCGGAGGCACTTTTGCCGCAGTTGATGAAGCGACCGACATGAGCCAACAGGCTTTTAACGCAGCTCCATCTGGCACTATCACGCCGGCCACTTATGGCTCGCAGATTTTGCTCACAACTCGTCGAATCAACAGCGACCCTGCTAACGCGCAAGCCGAAGCCGGTCGTTATTTGGGCGAGACCGCAGCCGCGCATATTGACACCAATCTCGCCGGTCTGTTTACCAGCTTCACCGGCGGCACTGTCGGCACTGCTGGCGGCACACTGACTTGGGCGAACGTTTTGCGCGCTCAGGCGTATCTGCGCACTAACAAGGTTTTTGGTCGTTACGCGGTCGTTTTGCATCCAGTACAGTGGTACTACCTGACTTCCGCTTCAAGCGGTGTGCCAACTTTCATTGACAATCCGAACTTGAAGGAGTCAGTGATCGGCGGATTCTACCAGGCTTCGTTCAGCAACATGGACTTCCTGGTTGACGCCAATATTGCAAGCGGCACCGCTGCTGTGGCTGGCATGTTCGCAAAGCCGGCAATCGCGCTGGATATGCGCCAGTCGTTCACCATCAACCCGCAATGGAATGCCAGTTACTCTGGCTCCGGCGCGTGGGAATTGAACGCCTCGATGGAATATGGTTACGGCGTCTATCGCCCGACCTACGGCGTGAAGATGATCGGTACTTCCGCCTAATAACGAGTAACTTGATGGGCAGGAATAGGGCGTATACCCCGACAAACGGCACGCTCCACCGCTTTCCTGCCCTATCGGAGCGCAAGCTGGAGGCTTGAAACAAAATGAGATTGAACTGGTTTAGCAACAGCCCAGCAGCCACAACCGGCTACGGCGTGCAAACGAAACTGTTCGTGCCAAGACTGGCAAAACTGCTTGACAAAGGTATTTCTGTGACGGCATTCTTCGGCGTACAAAGCGGCGTGCTGAATATCAACGGCATCAAAGTGTACCCGAATTACAAGCACCCCTACGGGCAGGACATCATCGGCGCGCACGCGGAGTGGGATCGGGCGGACGCGGTTGTGACACTGGTGGACGCGTGGGTAATCCAGAATGAGAACATCGGTTTGCCCTGGTTTCCCTGGTTTCCGATCGACCATGAGCCGATGCCGGCTAACGTGCTGGCAAAGGTAAGACAGGCCGCAAAGCCGATCGTGATGAGCAAGTTTGGCAAGCGCATGGCAGAGCAGGTTGGGCTGGCTGTGTGGTACGTGCCTCACGGCGTTGATACTTCGATATTCAAGCCGCTTGACCGAGAAGAAGCGCGTGAACATCTGAAATGGCCACAGGACAAGTTCATTGTCGGCATGGTCGCTGCCAATAAAGACAATCCTTCGCGTAAGGCGTTCCATGAGCAGATAGCCGCCTTTGCAGCCTTACACGCCGCCCACCCTGATACCGTGCTTTACTTGCACACAGACGATGGAACGCACGGCGGAAGTGGCGTTGACCTGATCAAGTTTATTCGGCGCATGGGGCTTGTTATCGGCGAGGACGTGCTGATCTGCGACCAATACATGAATAGTTTAGGCTTTCCTGACAGTTACATGGTGGACGTTTATAACGGACTTGACGTGCTGACAAACGTGGCAATGGGCGAGGGCTTTGGCATCCCGATACTCGAAGCGCAGGCTTGCGGGACGCCGGTGATCGTTGGTGACTGGACTTCCATGAGCGAGCTGTGCTTTGCCGGTTGGAAGGTGGATAAGGCAGAAGCAATGCCGATCTACCATGACTTTTTTGACGCGTTCCAGTGGCAGGCAACCGCCGGTGCGATAGCCGACCGCATGGAGCAGGCCTATGCCGCAAAGGGTGACTATGAGCTGCGCAATAAGGCACGCAGAGGCGCGCTGCCCTACGATGCGGATGACGTGACGCGGCAATACTGGAAGCCGATAATCAAAGAGATGGAAAAGATCATCAACGCGAAATGCAGCGGGATGGAACTGGTGACGTTCTGATGAAATTCTACTTGTTGAATATCACGTGGAAGTGCCAGTTGGCTTGCCGCTATTGTTGGATGCGGCGCAATATCACGCCTAACAAAGAACTGGCAAGCGTACCAGAGCGGACACTTGACGAATGGATCGCGGCAATTGAACGCGATAAACCGGACTTGATTGGATTAGGCGGCGGCGAGCCGTTGTCTGTTTCATGGGTACTTGACCTTATCCGCGCGTTTCCAGATGTGCAATTCGCGATCAATACGAACGGCTTGAACGCCGACAAGATAGACGAACTGGTAAATAACCGCATTGGCAACGTGGTGCATATCAATTATTCCTATCACCCAGACGCGGCAAAACGGTTTGATTGGTACGACAACTTGTACAAGCAGAATGTCGTTGCGCTTGCTAAGGCGGGTTATCCAGTCACAGGGTCGGTTGTGATTACGGACGGCTACCGCGAAGACACAGCCGGCATTATGGAATGGGCAAAGTCAATCGGTTTCCACATGACCGAGATCCCAATTTGCACGACACGCCCTGAGATCAACGAGCTGACAAATGAGGGCTTGCTTTGTGACGGCGGCGCCACGCACTTATTCAGCGATCCGGCTGGCAACGTGTGGGCGTGCCAGACCGCGTTGAACTCTCCGTTCTGGAAAGACACGTGTTTGGGCAATTGGGTGGACGGCGCAATTGATTTAGGCAAGAAACCCGTGCCTTGCTACTTGTGGTGTGTTGAAAAGAACGTCAATTCCAGCACGCATGAATCGGGCGACTTCTTCCACGTGAATGCGAGGCGTGCGACCGAAGGTGGGATTATATGAGGGCGTTGGTTACCGGCGCGGAAGGCTTTTTGGGCGCGAACTTGTGCGCAGAGCTTATTGCACGTGGGCACGAAGTAACTGCGGCATCGCTCAATCGGCGCGGCAAGACCAGCCTGGATGCTCTCGGTGTGGATTGTCGGGTGGAATATGGCGATGTAACAGACGCCGCGTTCATCGACCGCATTGTTTCATCGAGCGAAGCTGACTGGATATTCCACCTTGCGGCTGTTTCGATTGTGCGTGTGGCGCAGGCAAACCCTGCACTGGCTCTCAGGACGAACATTTTGGGCACATTGAACGTGTTGGAATCTTCCAAGCGCACAGGGGCGAAGGTAATGGTTGCATCGAGCGATAAGGCGTATGGCGACCATAACGGAGCTGAATACGTGGAAGGTATGGCGCTTAAACCGACCGGCGCGTATGAGGTGAGCAAGACATGCGCCGACCACATCAGCAATCTTTACGGCGCGGTGGTTGTACGGTGTGCCAACCTTTACGGCGACGGTGATCTGAATTGGTCGCGGCTTGTGCCAAACAGCATCCGGCTTGCGTTACATGGCAAAGCACCTCAGATTTACGGCGGCGCGGTCTATAACAAGCGCGAATGGCTGTATGTCAAAGACGCGGTTGATGCGTACATCAAACTGGCGGAAGTAGGGCAACCAGGCGCGTACAATGTCGGGTCGGGTGAACAGGCGTCACCTTTGGAAGTGGCAGAGATTCTTTGCGGGCTGCTTGGCAGTCCGTTTCCTGAAGTTGTGCAGAAAAAGCACGAGTTCTACGAGATACCCGAACAGCGCTTGAACTGCGAAAAGATAAGCGGGTTGGGCTGGCAGCCTGACGTTTACCTTACCACCGGGCTGTTTCAATCGGTCGAATGGTATCGGGGGTACTTGGCATGAGAATCCTTTACTGGCACGAAGACACGCGCGAACCGGGCAAAGGCGGCGGGGCTGAATCCATGATGCGCGATCTGACAGAAGCATGGACGCGCATGGGGCACAAGGTTGCGTGGTTGCATTCCGAACACATAGAGCAGGCGGTCAAGCAATTCAAGCCGGACATCGTGCAAGTCAGCACGATATTCCACAAAGTGCCGATGGGCACGGTCAATTATCTGCACGAACATTCCATTCCGCATGTTTGGGCAATTATGAATTATTATCCCTTTTGTTGGGGGCAGCAGATGCTGAAGCGCGGCGATGAAGAATGCAGCGCGGTAACGGGAACGTGTGACGGGATATGCGCCGAAGGAAAAACGCCGGCGTTCTTTCTCGACCTGATAAACCGTTCACCTGTTTTGGCGCTCAATGACATCACCGCCGACATTTACCGGCGCAACGGCTTGCGCGTGGATTACATCGCAGAGTTGGGCGTTGACACGAACTTGTTCGCGCCTGATTACAGCCAACGTAACCAGGAAGAATTGCAGATTTATACGTCAAGCGCATGGGCGGCGTTTCCGGCAAAGGGCATGCGCTATCTGCAAGCCGCTACCGCCGATACGCCGTACAAGGTCAAGCTGATGACAGGGCTTACGCGGGAGCAGGTAGCGATGGGGCTAAAGCGCGCCGACATTTACGTGTTTCCATCGGTCTACGAGGAAACGTGGGGCTTGTGCCTGACAGAAGCAATGGCTTCAGGCTGCGCTTGCATCACCACCGACAATGCCGGCGGACGGGCGCAAATTGAGGACGGCGTGACCGGCTTGATAGTGCCAAAGCGCGATACCGGAGCAATGAGAAGCGCAATCGACCGGCTGGCAGGTGACAAGGAATTGCGTGAACGGTTGGGCGCAAACGCGCGGGCGCATGTGCTGGAATCTCATACTTTGGAAGCAATGGGCAAGCGATACCTTGCCATTTACGAACAGGAAATAGCGAGGCGCTAATGGCACGAACAGGAATGCAGACATTAATTGACACGGTAAGGGGCTACGCCAATGCCGCGCCGGACGAATGGGAAGTTACCAGCGACTCGTCAATTGTCACCTATTGGAGCGATGACGAAATCCAGCGCGTGTTAGACCGGCATAAACGGGAGTATATCCATGCCGCTATGAGCGTGGAGCCAACATACTCCGCAGGCGCGATCGTCTACACACAATACCGGCTTGGGGTGACGGACATTGAAAGCGGCACGGCGGTGTTCAAAGTTGAAGACACGGCTGGCACTGTGACTGGCTACACGGTGGATTACGCGCGCGGTGTTGTGACATTCACAGCCGACCAAAGCGGCAAGTCGTTCTGGTGGAGCGGCTTTGCTTATGACCTGAACGCGGCTGCGGCTGACATATGGCGCATGAAAGCGTCACACGTGGCAGGGTTGGTTGACTTCTCGACCGACGGGCATTCCGTCAAGCGCAGCCAACAGGCGCAGGCTTATCTCAATATGGCAGGCTACTACCAACAGCGGAGCGCAAGCGAGGGAGTAACTACGGCCAAGATTGTGAGGGACGATCTATGAGCATTGGCTTGACCGCACGGGAACTCGCACAAATGCAGGCGGATATTTTAGACCTGCTGCCTG